GGGCCTCCAGCAACTTGGCAGTTGCGGCCTGGGCCTCCAGCAACTGACCCAGCCGCTCGTTCTGCGCGGCAAGCTCTGCCCGCAGTTGATCGAGCGAAGCGGGGTTGCCGTCGCTGACGCTCGCGCCATCCCCGCCCTTGGCCTGGACGATGGGAGCCTTGTTATCCGCAGCGCCGTTCGCCGCGGCTTCCACCGAATCGGTGGGCTTGGGGTTCGTGGCGTCGTGCGCCATATCGAGGCCCTTCATCGCTTCCGCAGCGATCGCGGCAGACGTAGCGGGGTCTGCGCCCATCAGGACAATAGAAACCTCCCGTAGCTTGGCGCTACGGACTACGGAGATTGGGCCCACGAAGTCGCGCCCGTTGACGGCAACCCTCTGGCCCGCGGCGAAGTTCTCGATCCGCCCGGGGTCTGCCCCGATGCTGGCTTGGAACTTCATTCCCTTTTTGGCGAGTTGCAGAACGCGCTCCGCGATGGGCGACGTTCCAAAGATTTCCCCCGACAGCGTCAACTGCCTGCCGTCGTTGTTGGTCATCGACGATTGGCCCAGGATCGAATCCAGGGAGGTATCGTGCCCCCAAAGGATCGGAACGCTATGGCTTGCTTCCAATCCAGAGAGATCGACAACGAGCGGATTGCGCGACCATGATTGGCGGATAGCCGCGCCGGTGTAGCCCACCATCTGGAACGTTGGCGTTCTCTCGAGTCCGCTTTCCATTGCGGAAAGTTCGATCTCCGCGGAGAGCGCGAGAGCGTTGACCCTCGCGGCCTGGACCGTGTCCGCGGCTGCGATTAGCTGCGCGATCTTCGTGCGGTGGTCGCTCATGCTTCGGCCTCGTCTTCCGCGTCTGGAGTTTCGGTTTCTTGATAGGTCGCTTCCGGTTGAAGATCGACCATCAAGCCAAGGTCGCGCATGAGCGCGATTTCCTTTGCCCGCTGGGCAAGTTCGACTTGCCAATCCTTGCCTTGCTTCCCGAACTCATGGGCAAGCGTTGTGGTATGGGTTCGCAAGCGCGTCTCTTGGGCGCTGGCTTCCTTCGATGGGTCAACGTGTTCCCGCCCATCCCAGGCCCATTCCCAATCCCATTCGGAGATTGGCGGCATCCCCCCGGGGATAAGACCAAGCGGTATGGCTTCGTCGCACCATGCAAGGAAAATGCGGTCGAGCGCGGTATGCCGCAGGTCATCGCGCTCCGTGCGGATCATCTCATGGTAAAGGGCATGATCCATTCGACCCGAAGCGTAGTTGTAGCCCGACGAATCAAGCGCGGTCATGTTGAACGGAAGCCCAACGGATCGCCCGATCTCGTTGAGGATTTCGCGCTTGAACATCGAATAGGTCGAGGTCGGCTGTTCCGCCTTAAGTTGCGAAATGTCGTAGCCGCTGGGGAGCGTGACGATGGAGCGCTTTTGAATGTCCATCGATTGGAACGCGCCGCCGTCAACCTCGTCCACTTCCGCCGCTGGGGAATTGGTATGGAGGAACGCGGCAAAGTCCGCGGCGGTTTCGGCTGCGGCAATCACGGCATCCGTAAAGCGGCGCATCGACCCGAACAGGCGAAGCGCGGGAGTGATTTCTGACAATCCGCGATGCTGCGCGGGGCGAATCTGCTTAAACCAATGAATGACGTATTTCGCTTCGATGCGATCGAAGTCGAAATTGGAAACCATGTAGTTTGAACCGGGATGATATTTCAGCCGCTTGTAGGCGACGACGTTCCCGTACTCGTCAAACTCAAGCCCATCCACAATCGACCCTTCGGGGGTCGTGTTGGGAACGTACAACCCAATCGGGGTTGCGATCATTTCCGCCTCAATCAAGCGGAGATCGAGTTGAACCCCTTCAAGCGTTGGATTCGTGACGAACTGCGCGAACGCTTCGCCGTCGATCAACCGCGATTGGCGCATCGTGCGGAGCTTGGCCGCAAGTTTGATTCGATGCGACCAGCGCGAGAAAGCCCGCTCAACCGTGCGGTCTGCCTCTTGGTTTCCGGTCTGAATCTGGAGGCGCGGGCCCGTGCCGATCAAGTCAGCCGCAAGGGTTTCGGTGATGCCTGCCAGATACGAATTGTTCAGCCGTTCGTATCGGGCGCGGTTGCGGATTCGTTGACGCTTGACCGCGGTCAGCGCCCCGTCGAGGGAATACCAATCCGCATTGGCCCAGTGGGCGGAATCGTCGGACTGCTCCGCGATATCGATGCGCGCCCTGACCCGCTGCGGCTGGGGGGCCTGCGGCGGGGCCTGGGGGACGCGGCGGAAGAAGTCGAGGAATCCCATCTAGATCGTCCCCCCGGGCTTGAGGGACGAAATACGAAGGCCACGATAGGTAGTCTTCGCCGCAGCCTTGGCGGCAAGGTATTGATCCGCTGCTATTTGATCCGCGAGGGAATGCGCTTCCGCTTCGCCTGCGTCAGTGCGCACGCGCTTTGGGGCTTGGGCTGCGGCTTTGAGTGCGTCGGATACTTCGTCTGCCATGCCCTAAACGGTATGGCAGCGCGCGGAAATCCTAGAGGGGGTCTGGTAGGAAACGAAACGACCCGAAGCGGGTTAGGCTCCGGGTCGTTTGTGGGGGAGGAGGGTATGCGGTTAGCGGGTCATGCCCACCGCTCCCCCGCGTTGTATCGGTCGATCATGCTTTGGGCCTGTTCGCGGGTCGTGCGATGGTAGGCAAGGATTTGATCGTTCGTCTTGAGGATCGCAACCCCATCGCGGCCAACAACCCCGTAAAGCCCAGCGAACTGGCGGTAGAGCGACTGCCGCCCTTCGGAAACAACCCAGACAAACGGCTCGATCTCTTGCTTGCCGGTCCCGCGGGTTGTCTTCCCCTTCGGCTTCTCGGTTGAGGGGAGGAACTTGCCGCCCTCGTACCATTCCCCGTTGACCCCGGTTTGCCCGCCCTTGGTTGCCCGCTTTTGAGTTTGCATCGTTCGTTCCTTTTTTCCTGGGTTCCCGTTGCCGTCTCCCGTAGTGTATCCAATCGGCAAATGTGATCAATGGGGTTGAGCGGATTTTTTTCCGGGGTCCATCCCCGGGGGGCAAGGTTGCCCCCCGGGGATGCGCTTCAATCCCCAGCGTCCCGCGGTTTGCGGTCGAACGCGGCAAGTTCGTCAAGGTATTTTTTCAAGCTGGCAAGTGTCGGGAACTCACCAACCGATGCCTGCCCAACGAGGAAATACCCGCGGTCATGGCTGGAATACTTGACCCCGCGGTATCGCTTGAAAGTCGTTCCGTTGCGGTCGATCCAAGAAGCGTTAGCGTTGCTCATCGTTCCGGTTCCTTTGTTCCTGGGGGCTGGGCCCCGGGGGCGAAATTGCCCCCGGGGGGTAGGGGTCAGGCTCCGATGTAGTGGTAGTAGCCGCGGCTTCCGACAACCCAGGTTTCCTTGCCCTGCTGGTCGTTAGCCTGAATCATTTCGTGCCCGCCGTAGTAGAAGTCCATCCCCGCAGCGATCTCTTTCGCGGTCTGCTCGTTGTCGCAGACGATTGGACGAAGGGGGTACTTCCAGCCGCGGGGGTCTTCGAGAACTTTGAGAACATCCTGAACGAACTGGCTGGGGGTGGTGATCGTGCTAGCGTTCATCGTTTCGCTCCTTTGTTTGGGTTTCCCGTTCGTCTCTGCCCTACTGTATCCGATCGGATATTGTGGGTCAAGGGCTTGAGCAAAGATTTTTTTGGAACCAAGGAAAACCCCGGAAAGCAGGCTATTTCCCGCCAAACCGCCGCACTTGGATTTTCCCGCCCGCCCCCTTCGGGACCGATACGGTTTTCCGTTTCCGCCCCGCGGCCTCCGTTGCCGTTGGGTGGACCCCCTGGATGGATGCCGCGACGGCGCAGCCCACAAGGCAGTCGAGCCAGTGGTTTTCCCGCCCTGCGGATTTCCATTCATCGACAACCCGCCCGCGGCCTTCGACCCTCACGGGGTACTCGCTCGTTAGATGTTCGCAGAGGAGATCGTGATTGCCTTTGTGGAACGCAATTGATTCGGGATCGCCAAGCGCGAGACGCAGCCGCGCGGCGATGAAGGTTTTCCAGTAGTTGCTATCGAACACAACCGAGCGTTGACCTTCGCTGATTTGACCGATCCGCCAATTGAGCCCAAGCCGATCCCCGCGCGCGCCTTTCTTCTCTCCGATTGCCTGCCCGCTCGCGCCGATGCCGCGACCGTGGGAAGGCAGGATCAACGCGGAGAAGTTGGAGCGACGAACGAACGTCCTCACGGTTGACGTTGACTGACCCCAGTTGGCATCGATCAACAGTTGACCGATTCGCATTGCGGCGCCGTCCTCGCGTTTCCATTCGCGCGAAAGAAGTTCCACGGTCAGCGCCTCGAGCCCCGCATGGAGCGAACCTTCAAAGCCTGCGCCGCGGGCCTTCATCGCTAGCGTTTGCTTTGCGTTCTTTGCCTCAAAGAAAACGGAACCCTGTTCCGGGTAAGTGCCATAGGAGACAACGTGCCCGCCGAAGGATTCATTCCATGAGAGAACAGACCAGAACAAGAGTTTCTCTTGAACGTCCACGAACGCGGTCAGCGTGTTGTGCCCGTTGGGAACGATTGCCCGCGGCAGATTGAGCGACCGCAGCGCTAGGCCGCGCTTGTCGAGCTTGCCCGTATCAGAGTCATCGACCAGGGGCTCGTTCTGAAACTCGCTTGCGAAAGCCTGCTCACCGCGATCAATGCGCAGATTCCAAGCGTGTTGCAGCGCGGACAATTCGTCCTCGTTGTGCCGCGCCTCCCAGCCGACCCGGGCCCCCGCGTCCATCGCGGTTCGATGCGTAGCGTAGAACGCGGTTGCTTCCTCGACTCCCGCGCCCGTCCGTTGGCCCTCTTTCCGCAGCTCCGCGTATTGCCCCCAAAGGTCTTCCGCTTCGGGCCAATCGTAGATCAACTTCATCCGCCGCCCTTGCCATGCGGGATGCTGTTGGCGATCTAGGAGACGATCCGCGAGATCGTCGCGGTGAATGACCGTGACCGTGCATAGCCCGGAGATTTTCTTCCCCGGTCCCGCAAGGCCCAGGATTGCACCCTTGAGGACCGCCTCGCGCGTTGCAACCTGGGAAGGGCTCTTGGAACTTTCGTCGGTCTGCGGATCGTCAATGAGGACAAGCGAGGGACGCGCCTTCTTCCCGTCCGCGGCGCGCTTTGCACTCATGCCGCGGATGCGCCCCGTGATGCCAGCAACGCGGATGATGCCGCCGCTTGCGGGGCTACCAGCGATCGCGGGGAATTGGACTTCGTCCGCGGTCCATGAAATATGCGTTGGCTTGCCCGCGTAAAGTTGTCCCTTCGCGCGCTGGTGAATCTTTTCCAATGCCACGATAGGGAAGATGGCTTCGGGAAAATCCTCAAGTAACCGCTCGTTCGTTTCACACTCCACCTTGATCGAATCAAGCATCGTGGAAGCGTGCGCCTCATCGGCTCCGATGATCGCAACGAAGTCACGGTAGCCAAATAGGATCGCCCATAGCGCGGCAATCTCGACCATCGACGTTTTGCCAGACCCGCGGGGCATGGCAAATGCGAGGAGTTCGCCGCGGATCACGGCAGACTCAACCGCGGTCATGATCTCCAGATGATCGGGCGACCATGAGAGTTGGAACGTCGCAGGGAAATAGTTCTCGCAGAACGCGCGGAAGGATCGCCCGCTATCGGCCTTGCGTCCCGGGTTGCCCACGGGCGGTAGGTCGCCAATGTCTCGTCCCGATGCCGAGAGTTCCGCTTGCCGTGCGGCGGCGCGTTCCTTGTGAGATTCGTACGCGCTACTGGTGGGCCCGCGCCGCTTGCGAATCTCGCGGAGCGTCTTGAGTTGCTCGCGGAGTTTCTTTTCCGCCTCTGCGGCTTTTTTGAGCGGGTCTTCGGTCATGCGTTACTTTGCTTTCGGCTTTTTCTGCGGCTTGTCGAGTTCCGCCTTCTTGCCGGTCAGAGTCTCCCACCGCTTCACGATCACATCGCAATACTGCGGGCTGATCTCCATACCGTAGCACTTGCGGCCGAGTTGCTCGGCGGCGATGAGTGTTGTTCCTGAGCCGCAGAATGGTTCGTAGACGTTGTCGCCTTTGTCGGAGTATGCCTTGATGAAAAATGACGGCAGACCAACAGGGAAGGCCGCCTCGTGTTGTACAGCTTCGCTCCTGAAAGGCGGGAGGACGTTCCCTGGCAGCGAGGTTCCTGCCTGCCGATCAACGTCACTTCCGCTGAAGGAAATTGGGTTCGTTGTGTTTGCTGATTTCAATTTACCTTTGTAGGAGAACGAGTCTTCCGAGTCATTGCGAACGCTATCCGGTTTAAACTTTATGCTTCTTCCGAGACTGAAATGGAAGACCGGCTCGTGTTGGTTTTTGAACCTGTTATCCCACGACCCAGGCAGTCCATTCCTTCTCCATACGAAATCGTCAATCAGCCTCCATCCCCACTTTCTTACATGAGAGAGAACCAAGTCGAATACATAAAGCGACCTACATCCATCGTCACAGTGCGCCTTGATGTTTACGAACCAAGACCCATCGTCGGTGATATTCGACTTCACGTTTTGCTGGACGTTATCGAACCAGTCGCAGAAGTCGCTTTCGGGAATTGGTTTGAAGCCAGATGATTCGTCGTACTTCCTTTGGCTCGCGTATGGCGGCGATGTGAAGGCCACATTGATTCGGCCACCAGCCATCAGCCGCTCGACATCCTCAGCCTTCGTCGAGTCTCCGCAGAGCAACCGATGATTCCCCAGCGTCCATAGGTCGCCGGGCTTCGTGATCGGATCGACGGGAACCGCGGGTACCTCGTCTTCGGTGACTTCCTTTGCTTCCTCGTCTTGATAAAGCCCCGCCTCTTCCGCGAGGTCCGCTAGCATCTGCTGAACCTCCGCGCTCCCCGTGTCCACTTCGCGGAGGATGGCATCTAGTTTGACTTTGTCCGCTTCCGCCATCGCGGCCAACGGGTCAAGCGTTGCCAAAATCTTGTCGCCCTCCGATTCGTCAACGTCGAGGATCAAAACGGGAACGATCGTCTCGCCCATCGTCTCCGCGCGTAGGTGACCGTCGAGAAGGAGAAGCGTTCCATCCTCCAACTCTCGCGCGATGACCGCATCCGCGATGCCGACTTCCGCGAGGACTCCGCGCAGCGCGTTGGCCTGGGCTTCGGGATG